ACAATATCATCTTCTGCCTCATTTATATAAAAATGATTAGTAGCTACATCATCGGAACGAGTAGTCGTAACATACCCCCTTCCTGCAGATGCTTCTGCAGATATTTGTTCGGATGTAGCTGTGCCTCGTAGTGCGTAAGCTATTTCTTTGCTTGTGTTATTATAAAATACAGTAAATGTATCGCTCATAGTTTTACTCCTATATCTGGTTGGTCAAAAATTAAATATGAATAATATATAGTTCTTCCACTATATATTGTTCTGCTTTGTCTAAGTGTGTTGTATGCATTGAAACCTCCTTCATAACTCATGAAGTACATATAAGTCCCATCAGTTTCATAATCAAATCCATGTGCTATTGAGTTATTTATTTTAGGATCATCTGGAGTTCCGTCCGAGAAACTGACAAACTCCACTCGAAGATGACTAAGATGCACTGCTGGTGTAAAGACTTTTAATGCTTTTCCACTGCTTATATAGTCTGCATATATAAATCGTGCTATAACTGTAGGAGTGTACCCACTTACATTGTGTGCAACTCGTGCAACAGAACCTGAACTTGTATTACTCGTGTAAAATGTCTTTGGACTTTTATTATATAGTGTCGACGCGATAGTACTTGTGTTTGCATGAGCACTTAGTGTTCCCTGTCCATATCCAATAACATTAAAGTTTGCTGAGGCTCGCGAATCAAACGCTAAATTTCCTGAAGGATTGTTTGCATTGTCTCCTTTTTGTGCTACAAAGAGTCCGTAAGTTCCTGCATCATTTTGTCCAATTACAACTCTATTTGTTCCCATTAGAATATCCCCTTTAGACTTATAAACTTATAGTTTTTTGAGTTTGGATTTGTATGAGTTATACCTCTTATAGTTAAACTAGCATCTGTAGCAAGAGAGTGAGTACTACCAGTTGTAGAACCACTTTGTACAAAACCACCATTTGTTCCCTCTCCTACAATTTCCATTCCGTCTGTAGTATTTAATTGTGTTATTCCTTGAGAACTTGTAGTGTTTGAATTCTGACTTAAGTCTCCGGTAGTATTATTAGTAGTGCTTCCTACTTGTCCTAACTGGATAAATCCTAAGAAGTTGGTTGTACTAGAACCATTTGTATTAAAAATGAGGTCGTCTTCATTCATATCTGTTACATTTTTACCTGGTCGACTGACGAATAACCCATAACTACTTCCATTATTTCCTATTAATATTCTACTTGCCATAACTAAAACCCCATGAATGCAGAGGTCATGTACCCATAACCCATTGGTATTTTTAGAACAGCTGCTCGTGCATTGACTACAGCTACTCCTCCTGAATCTGTTCCGCTTATTTGATAATTACTTCCTGTTGTTACTCCATATGTTACACCACTTACACTTCCGCTTGCTGCTCTAAAAGAGATTGTATTGTTTGATGTTGGAGTAAAAGTACCTAATCTATTTGCTTTTGCTCCATGATCTCCTGCTGCTCCATTCCATCCTAATGTTATTCCACGAGTTGAAGTACCGTTGGCTATTTCATCATTTGCACTAAAATCATAGCGATTGGTAAATGAAAAAAGTGCAAAGTGTTCATCAACTTTTTCAAGTGTAAAGTCATTACTATTAACTACTACAGTAGAACCATCACTTATTCGAGTTCTATAGCTAGAAGATGCTGAGTCATAGTAACCGGTGGTGGAGGTTTTTGTAACTCTTGTTCTATGATGTTTTTCAAAAAATATACAAAGAGGCATATACTCTGTACCATCTGCTAAATCTGTATCATCTCCTATAATAGCATTAAAACCAGAAGCACTTGCTACTGTTTTATGTACTTGACCAGTTCTATAACGAGAACTGTCAAAAAGCATATCATCTTGTCCATCAGTGAGAACATCTTGACCTGGTTTTGATACTCTTAATTTATAAGTACCTGCATTATCTTGTCCAATTAAAATTCTAGCTGGCATATTATTAATCCGATATTAAAATTCTTCTACTAGCACCTTGTAGAAGAATTTGATTGTTTGTTCCTACTGATATTGTTGACCCAGCAGATATTCTTCCACCATCAATAGTTGTACTACCACTTACTCCAAGGTCTGCTGCTTCCAATGGTGTTAAAGTGTTGCTGTTGTCGTCTGCAAGTACACCTGCACTTGTAAAAGTTACAAGCCCACTAAATCCCATACCCTGCTGTGCTGCTTGAAATACAAGTTTACTTCCTGAAGCTGTTCCACCACCTGCTGAATTTTCTTCTGCTCTAAAGTATGAATGCCAGTATTTATTTGTATTACCTGCTACAAAAGTTGGAGGGCTTGTTCCCCAAGTACCTGTTAGACCACTAAACGTATTATTTGTTACATTGTAACTTGATGCAGAAGGAGTTCCTGGATTACCTGGATTGCTTGATTGAAAATAAACAAAACTTACAACTATTTTTGGTGCTGCAGCACCTGTTACACTTGCTCCAGGTGGTCCTGCTACTGTGCTATCTGCTCCAGTGGCTCCTTGTTTTGATTTTGTAAGAGTCTGTACTCGAGTAAAAGTTTTTTCTACATTTGCTTCATTTCTTGCTGTAATTGTAAAAGTTATTTGCCCTGTATCTTGTGATAAAGATGTAGCATCTGCAAATCTTCTTATATTAGAAGAGACAGTACTTGCACCTCCAATACCTACAACACTACTTGGACTTGCTGCTGAAACACTAAAAGTAGAGGCTCCAGAACTACCGACATTTAATTGTGTTGTTCCATTAAATACTTGAATGTCTGTTCCTGAGCCTGTAAAAGTAATACTTCCTGCTGTTGTTACTGGTACAGTGTGTGCTTCGTTTGATAATATAATCGTGAATGCATCTACACCAGCTTTGAGACCAGCGATTGTCATTATATCTCTTGCTAGAATAGTGCTTGAATTTGTTTCTTCTCGTATCTGAACTTCGATTTTATCTGGCATATTTGCAAAAGAAGATTGAGGTGTATACGCATAGGTAGTTGAAGTTGTATTTTGAACACTTGAATCATTTAAAAAGAATTGATAAAAAACAGTATGGCTTGGGTCTGTATTTACTGCAGTTGCAGTAATTGTTGTACTTGAAGGATCTGGACTTGCTCCATTTGTATTATACTCTATGCTTTGGTCGCCTGCAGTTAGAGATACTCCTCGTGCATCTACACCTGCGGCTCCATCTACTGCGGAGGCACCTGCAACACCTGCTGTTATAGTATATACTATTTCAAAAGAGTAAGCAGTACTACTATTTGTTATAACTTTTGCTAAAAGGGTATCTCGTGCAGCATCAGGTTTAAAACTTTGTTTAAATATATTGCTTCCAGTATACGATCTTGGTACAACTGTATCTAACTCTAGAGAAGTGTCAGATGCAATGTTTGTAATAATTGCCATAAAACGAGTAGTACCCGTAGCTACAATAAACCTATCGCCTACTTTATAGTCTGTTAAGAATGTAGTACTTGAGCCTGTTACAGTTCCTTCCTCACTTGCTATTGATACGGTTCCTGTTGCTGTTGAAATGCCTGCGTTAGACGCCCCCACTTCTGCAAAGTATTGGAAGTTATATTTATTACCGTGAATGTCTTGTGCTGTTGTATCTGTTTTAAACTCTAATGCTTTTAAATGATCTGAAGTTGCATCCGCATCAAATAATAAATAAGCCTCTGCACTTGCCCCCATTCCTGAGAATGCTTGATTTACATTCGCAGTTCCTGTACTAGTAAAAGAAAATTCTTCTTCATTTTTTGATAAGAAAGTATATGTGGAAGAACCTACAGAAGCTACTCCTGAACTTGCATTTATTGTTAATGCTTGGTTTAATACTCCTCCTGTGAATAATCTTCCTATTGGAGTTGGACTAGGCGAAGCTTGGTTACTTGCTGTATTTATAGTTTTTTGAACAGTAGCTGATTTCATTTGTTCCGAGTTTACTGTTCGTATTCGTACTGTATATAGTCCATAACCACTTATTGGAATATCTATAAAACTTGTGTCTTTTGTTGCAAAGATTTTTTCAAAAACTGGTCTACCACTTGCATTGTGTTCTATTTCGTAATAGTTTAAATGTTCATAGATTGAAGTTACTGCATTACCTTCTGAATCTGTTCTTGCACTAGTTGGATGTTGCCATTGTACTCTTATAATTTTTGGTACGCCGGATGCAGAAGTACTATCTTCTGTACTTGCATTTATATCTTGTTTAAGTGATAAAGTGACAGATTTTGGTACAGGTACTTCTTCGGTATAAGACGGAAGTGCTTTTATTGTTTGATCTTGTTGTAGTGCATATCCTCTGTCAACTAAGTCGAATTTACTTGGTTCGTATTTTATGCCTGTTATTTCATATCTGCCCTTATTGGACTCATTGATACCAGTAATTAAATATTGTTTTGCAGAACCTGCATCAAGTGACCCGTCTGCTTTTATTTCTTTTATTGCCCAAGGCATATCCTGTGCTGGAGCAGCACTAAATGCGCTTGATACTTGTATTGCAGTTACAGAGCTTCCTGTACTAGAGATAGTTTTAGTTTCAACTCTGCTATTTGAATTCCAGTTTAATACTAATACATTTCCACTATCATCAACAGCATTTGCTACCTCTGCGCTTGTATCAAGAGTTACTAAACTGCCTCCAACTGTTGCCGATGGAATATAGTCGCCTCGTATATACGCAATACTATTAACTGTTGCACTTTCTTGTCCAAGAAATGCACCACCACTTGGAAATACAATTGAAAGTTGAAAAGTATTGCCACCCGATAGATTTATTGCGCTATCTACATTTATAACAGTAGTACTATTGCTAGAAGAAGTTCTTCCACTGAATCTTATATGGTCTCTATCTGCATCTTGTACATTTACTACATCTCCGGGTTTTAGAAAGCCTCCATTATAACTAGTTTCGAAACTAATTCCTTCTGTCTCCATGATCTCGGAAAGAAGAGTCCACTTACCAAATCTATGTGCTTGTCCTTTTGATGTGCATCCAAATGCAACAATGTCTTTTGAAACTATCTTTCCAGTCTCAAGTATATTATTTGTATCTTCAACAATCTCTACTGCTTTTTTATACATAGCATCTGGGTCATTCCATGTTACTCGTACTTGGTTACTTCTATACTGAGATTTTGTAGATGTATATGCAAATTTTCCTGCGATTACATTAGCTTTTGAAAAAGTATATACAGGACTTTGAAATCTATTTTGAGAGAACTGTATTTCCCCATTTAACCAAAACATCATTCCTCTAAAGACACTTGTAACATCTTTTAATACTTTTAAAGCTTCTGCTGCTTGTGCTAGATATAAATTACAAGTAAATCGAGGTTCTGTCCCTCCTTGTCCGTCGCTCACAAGTTCATCACAATATCTTGCAATTCTATAAAGTTCGTATTTGTCTATTTGTGTTGAATCAATATATTTACCAATTCCGTATCTATCGTTTGTTACTAAGTCATAAAATACCCATGCTGGGTTATCTGTATATACAGGCTGATGATTTATATGTGCACCATTAAAAGTTGCTTTGTCTCCTCTAAAGTTTCCATCCCATTGTTGGTATGAATTTTCGTCTGCGCCTGAACTTACATTTCTGTCATATCCTGCAATGCTTCTATTTCCTTCAGTTCGTGGAAAATAGTTTGTAGGTACTTGTAATAATCTTCCTCGTACTTCATAACCACGAGTAGGTAACTTACCAAAAGATTGTGCATCAAATATAAGTGCACCATAAGCCGATAAAGGGTATGAAAGTTTGTCCTCTACTATTGCTTCGATTGAAGTAAGAGTACAGGGATTTGTATGATCCCAGTCGCCATGTCGTGCATTTGTTGGATTGACTCGTTCTATTTTTACTTGAAAGTCTGAAAAAGGTTGGAATTCCTCCATATTAATTGTAAAACTTTCAATAAATGGTGCTTTTGTTTCTGCTTGGATAATTCCAGTATTAAATCCATATCTTCCTTCAAAGTTTGATGTTCTACCACCTGCTGGGCGAGTACTAATTTGTGCATTTGTTGGTCCGAAGATCTGGACTTCTGTAAATGAAGAATCCCCTGCTCGTTTAAACCCTAAAAATATTCGTAATTCTATATGACATACTGCTTCATCTCCTGAACTTTGTTTATTTGCAAGAAGAGTAGGCATCTTAAATGTTAATTTAAGTTTATCTACTTCTGATTGATTGGTTACTCCCATTGTAGCTGCAGATATTGTTGTTGGAGAGGCCGTTGCATTTCCTGAAGCAGTAGTATAGCCACCGCTTGTTACATTGCTCTGGCTTCCTGTTATAGAAGATAGGTCTGTTTGATTTATTTCTGTATTCGCAGAGTGAACTATCGAAGCACTACCAATGCCTGCAAAGTTTTGAAGAAGTGGTTGATCTCTATAGCCGTTCATAAAAGCATATTGGAATGCTCCATGATTATAAATAGGTGTGTCTGAAATGGTTAACTTTGGAGTAGTTGTAAAAGCAGTAACATTTGCAACATTTCGTGCATCCGTTCCTTGTGCTGATATGTTTGAGATTACTGCTGTTGTAGCATTTGTAATTGATGCTATTTTCCCGACCTTATCTACTGTTCCACTAACGTTTGATACCGCTGTTACTGCTGGCAAAGCTAGTTGTACAGAAGTAGCGGAAGTAAAAGCGATTATTTCTGAACGAAGAACTCCTCCATTTACTCCTGCTCCTGCTACTGTTACATATTGTTTCATGCCATCAACAGTGCCAGGTATATAACGATCATTTGCATTAAAGAAGCTAGATCCTGCCGTTACTGTTGAGCTTCCTTTTGCCATACTAAGTCCATTCGTAATAGCTTTCTTTGCTCCTGCTATAGTAATAAATCTGTCCCCATCATTTGTTGATAATCCATCAAACATAGAACTTACATTATCTACAACAGTAAGAGAACTTGCTGTAAATGAAACATCTAAACTTTCTGCAATATTATGCTTTGTTCCGATTGATCCAATGGTTGCTGCAGTTTTATCAAGATAAATAGAGTCAGTACCATTTACAAGTCCTTCGATTGGACCTTCTGATATAAGATCGTATACAACAGCTATGCCCGAGCTTGTTCCTGCTCCTTCAGCTTGACCACCATTTGTTAAGTTATAAAATCTACCTAAATTCTTCATTTTTGTTGTGCTGACGCTCCATTTCCGCCTCCCCCTGCTTTGTTATGTCCATTTGCATCTTGTCCTGTGTCTCCGTATGAGCCAGCAGGTGAACTTGAATCAGGTGAAATAACTGTATATCCTGTTTGTTGATAGCTTATTTTACTATCTATAAATCCGAAATTTGTAATTGCTCCACCTACTATGAGTTGTCCATATAGTAAAGGAACTGGAATACCTTGTTTTGTATTGTTCTGTGGTCCGTCAAAGAGATAACTGTCGCCTGCTTCTGAAGGACTTTCTGGTGTCATATATCCTATTACACCCGACATTGCTAGTCCGACACCAAGTGTTGTTACTCCCCAGGCTGCTACTTGCCCATAAGTATTAAATGTTGCTCCCCCTGCTTTTGCTATCGCTATCGATTCTCCTGTTTTTAAGTTAGTTGTGACTTGAGTTGCTCCTCCTTC